CACCGAAGATCTACGACACGCAGCGCATCGCTCGGATCATCGGGCTGGATGGCGAAACCAGCATGGCGAAGATCGACCCGACGCAGCCGCAGCCGGTCAGAAAGATCGTCGATCAGACCGGTGTGGTCATCGACAAGATCTACAACCTCGGGGTGGGCAAGTACGATGTCCGCGTCACCACCGGCCCGAGTTACCTGACCAAGCGCCAGCAGTCGATGGAGGCGATGCAGCAGATCCTGCAAGGCAACCCGCAGCTTTGGGGTGTGGCAGGCGATCTGTTCATCAAGAACATGGACTGGCCGGGAGCGCAGGAGATGGCCGACCGGTTCCGCAAGACGATGGACCCGAAGTTGTTCACCGATGAGGACGATCCGGCCTTGCAAGCCGCGCAGCAGCAGTTGCAGGCCCAGCAGCAACAGATTGAGCAACTTGGTCAGATGCTGGAGAAGGTCGGTGAGTCGATGCAGATGCGCGAGGTCGAGACGAAGGAGTTCGACTCCAAGATCAAGGCATTCGACGCTGAGACGAAGCGCATCGTGGCGTTCCAGAACAGCCTCGGGCCAGAGCAGATCCAAGACATTGTGATGGGCACACTGGCCGGTATGATGTCCACCAACGACCTTGTGATTGGTGCCCCGGACAGGGGGCAAGAGATGCCGCCCGAGATGATGCCGATGATGCCGCCCCAGATGATGCCGATGATGCAGGAACTACCTTTGGAGCAAATGCCAAATGGCGCATAAGCCCGCTGACTTCATAGGAACACTGTTTCTTGCAAGGGACGTTAGTCATTCGGTCCATCTGAATACGCGCAGCTTTGCCAAGCACATGGCGCTCAACGAGTTCTACGACAACATTGTTGAGTTGACCGACAAGTTTGCGGAGGCCTATCAGGGAAGGCATGGACTGATCGGTGCCGTGACGCTGATGTCGGCCAAAAAGACCGGCAATATCATCGAGTTCCTTGAGGACTCCATGAAAGAGATTGAGGATTGCAGGTACGAGTGCTGCGACAAGACCGACACACCGCTGCAAAACATCATTGATGAAATCGTGGGGCAGTATCTGTCCACGCTGTACAAGCTGAAGTTCTTGGCGTAATAAATGGCCCTTGCGCTATATGATCGGGTACAAGAAACCAGTGCATCTACTGGAACAGGCCCTATTTTGCTCACCGGGGCGGTTCTCGGGTATCAAACTTTTTCTTCAGTTAGTACAGCACCCTTTGATCAGCATTATTACACAATAACCGACCAAACAGCTAGCGCAGATTGGGAAGTAGGTTATGGTGAATATGAAATAGCGACAAACACACTTACCAGAACAACTGTTCTTGCATCATCAAACGGCGGTGCGTTAGTCAACTTTACCTCTGGCGCGTTGTACGTTTTTGTAACCTACCCAGCAAGTAGAGCAGTTTATGTGACTGACCTTGGCGAAATAAAAGCCAATGCGGCAACACCTGCTGTAGTAGCTATACAAAGTGGTGGTACAGCTTCTAATAACGTAACTAGGGCTTTTGCGACCGTTAAAGGTTTTGTAAATAGTGTCGGCGGGTCATTAGTAGCTTTAGGTGATGGTTCTGAATATTATCAATATTTTACAGGCACTACAGCTCCTTCAGTTCGTTTGCCAAACCCTACTATTGTAGGGGCGGTGCCATTAGGAACGGCTTATTGCCTTATAAACAACACCACTGTTTCAGTACCTATTCGAGATTCGGGCAATATTACCACATTTACAACAATCCCGCCGGGAGTTACGGTAGTTTGTGTACTGATAGCTAATGCTGTAAACACGGCAGCGTCTTGGAAATTTTTATTTCAGTTTCCGCAAGCAACAACCGCAGGTTCTGTATTGCTTACATCTCCCTTGCTTGCGGCGGGACTTACGAGTGCTAATAGAGCACCACTTAAGTACACTTCAGGCACCAACCTGACAACGGTTGAGGCAGGGGCTAAAGAATACGATGGTGTAGTGTTTTTTTCTACACCTAACACAACGTCGGGTAGAGCTTATCAGCCATCGACGCACATTTTTCGGTTAGCTGCGAACGGTGCTGCAATCGGCCCCGCAATTGCTAACTTTTTCGGGGCTAACAGTGCCATTAACTTGGTGGCTAGTGGTTTTTATGAAATTGAAGCACACTGCTATTTCTTAAAAACTACAGCAGACATTGTTACGGTAACCGTTACTACATCGGTTGCCCCTCTTAATTTGAACGGAGTCATTCAGACCGGCGCAATTACTGGTGGCACGGCAACCGGCGCGGCGCAGCAAATTGCGTTGTTTAACAGTGTAGCAGCCGGGGCGGCGTTTGGTGCAACTGGAATATTAGTTGCAGACAATCATTACATGAAGATTTCATTGATTGTTGATGCAGCGGCTTCCAACAGCAACCTGCGAATTAACTTCACCTCTGGCTCAGGTACAGTCACACCGTTGCGCGGTTCCTATTACAAAACCACCCGCTTACCGGCGGCTAACACTGGCCTCTTTGCGGCGTAACTATCATGTGGACTGTTACCGCTTTGTATACCCAACAGCAAGAAATACTTACTGTTGCTTGGCTAGTAGAGATTACAGATGGCGTAAACACGGCAAGAAGGGGAGGGGAAACTAATTTATCCAAACCTTACGAAAACATTACCGAGGCGCAAGTGATTGAGTGGGTCAAGGAAGCGTTAGGGGCAGACAAGGTAGCTGATATTGAGACTGATCTGAACGATCAGATTCTGTATATGCAGACCGAACCTGTTAAATCTATTCCGCTTCCTTGGGATCAATAAACAATGTTGGGGTTTCAGCCTATATCGGCTGCACCTATAAGCGCAATTATACGTCCTGCCGTAACTCCACCACCGACACCATCAGGCCCCGGTTCAACAATTGCTATTCGATCTTTTTACTCAGCAATTGCCATCCGATCTTTTACTAGGAAATTCTAATGTCTATCAATCTCAAAGCAATTACTTCCCGACTTGGCTACCAGCAGATCACCAGTTTGACTTCTGCTGTCGGCCTGACCGTGCCGCATCGCGATGTGAACGGACTGTCGTGCAAACCGACCATTGCAATTATCATTGCAAGTAGTAACCCTGTTCGCTGGCGCGATGATGATGTTGACCCCACCGCAACGGTTGGAATGCCGTTAGTCGATGGCACTGCCTTGCAATACGACGGTGATCTGACAAAGATCAAGTTCATTGAAACTGCCGCTGGCACTACGCTTAACATTTCCTACTACGCTTGAGGTAGCCATGATCAATTACAGCGAGGGTGGAAAGATCAACCCGGCCAAATTTCTTGAGTACATCGCCAAGCAGTTTCCGGTTGACTTGGCGACCATGATCAAGACACGCGACGAGCTTGCCCTGCGCCAAGGGTCGGTCAATGCCGCCAAGGATGCCGTTGCGGATCGTCAGAAGGCCGCTGACGAGCTTGTTGCGGCTCGGACTGAGGCTGACACCCTGCGAGCCGGTGCAAAGGCTGTCAACGAGGCTGCGGCCAAGAAGAAAAAAGAACTGGACGAGCGTGAAACCACGTTCAACGCCAAGCAGGAAACCCTCAACGTGCTGAACATCACCCGCACCGAGGTGTTGGATAAGCGGCAAAAAGAGTTGGAAGCCAAGGCGCAGGCATTGGCTGACGAGCGTCTGAGCTTGGACAAGTTGGCTGAAGCACTCAACGCCGAACGTCAGGAGTTCGACGCTCGCGCCAAAGCATTTCAGGACAGGGTTGCATCTCTCAGTCTTTAAGGTAATATAACGGCACTAGCCCCGTCGGCTAGGGATTCTACGGAATCGAAATGGAAGAAAGTGAAAACCTAGCGGGTGAGATTCCCGCGTCGGAACCGGAAGCCACGGCAGCACCGGAACCCGAAGCAGTAGATACGCCGGTCGCTGAACCCAAGACCTTCACACAAGAAGAACTTGACGCAGTGGTCAGTAAACGCCTTGCGAGAGAGCGTCGCAATTGGGAACGCAGTCAGCAACCGGCACCCGCGCCTGCTGTCAACCTCCCGCCGATTGACCAGTTTGAGACTGTCGATGCGTATGCAGAGGCAAGGGCTCTCCAACTGATTCAACAGCGCGAGCAGCAACGGGAGCAGGCGCAGATTCTGGAAGGCTACAACGAGCGTGAGGAAGCGGCTCGGGAGAAGTTCGACGACTTCGAACAGGTCGCCTACAACCCGAACCTGAAGATCACGCAAGTCATGGCTCAGGCGATTCAATCGTCTGAGGTTGGCCCCGAGGTGGTGTATCACCTTGGAACCAACCCGAAGGAAGCTGAACGCATTTCCAAGCTCGCGCCGATCTTGCAGGCAAGAGAAATTGGCAAGTTGGAGGCTAAACTCTCCGATGCGCCGCCGGTGAAAAAGACATCTTCTGCACCTGCACCGATTTCGCCAGTGAAGGCTCCCAGCAGTGGGGGCACTGTTTACGACACCACCGACCCACGCTCAATCAAAAACATGAGTACGTCGGAATGGATCGAGGCAGAACGTCAACGGCAAATCAGACAGGCCAAACGTACATAAGGAATTGCCGTGGCAAACTCACTTCTTACCATCGACATGATCACCCGCAAGGCTCTGGAAATTCTGGAGAACAATCTGGTGATCACCCGCAACATCAACAAACAGTACGATGATTCGTTCGCCGTCGAAGGCGCGAAAATCGGCTCAACCCTCCGCATCCGTCTGCCCGACCGTGCGCTGGTGACTGACGGTGCCGCCCTGCAAGTGCAGGACGACAACGAGCAGTTCACCACCCTGACCGTCTCCAGCCAGAAGCACATCGGCGTGAACTTCACCAGCGCAGAACTCACCCTGTCGCTTGATGACTTCGCCGAACGTGTTCTCAAGCCTCGCGTCTCGCAATTGGCAGCATCGGTCGATCTCGACGTTGCCAGTGCATACCGAGGCATCGCCAACTCGGTCGGCACCCCCGGCACGACCCCCTCGACTTCGCTGGTCATGCTGCAAGCCGGTCAGAAGATGAACGAGTTTGCTTCGCCGATGGCCCCGCGCTATCTGACCGTCAACCCTGCCGCCAATGCCAACTTGGTCGAAGGCATGAAGGGATTCTTCAACCCCACCGACGCCATCAGCAGCCAGTTCAAGAACGGCATGATGGGCACCGGCGTTCTTGGCTTCAATGAAGTCAACATGAGCCAGTCGATCAGGCTTCACACGACCGGCTCACGCTCGGGCGCAAACATCTTGGTCAACGGCGCTGTCGCCACTCAAGGTCAAGCGACCATCAGCATCGACGGTCTTGGCGCTGCAACTGAGACGGTGACTGCTGGCGATGTGTTCACCATTGCCAACGTGTTCGCGGTCAATCCGCAGACTCGGGAGTCCACCGGCTCGCTTCAACAGTTTGTCGTGACCGCCGCGCAGACCGGGGCTGGAAGTGCTTTGGCAAACATGGCAATTTACCCGCCGATCTACACCCCGGCGAGCGCATTGGCTACCGTCAGTGCCTTCCCCGCTGACAACGCTGCGGTGACGTTCCTTGGCGCTGCATCCACGAGCTTCCCGCAGAACATTGCCTACCACAAGAACGCGATCACGATGGCGACCGCCGACTTGCTGCTGCCGCAGGGTGTGGATATGGCTTCGCGTCAAGTCCACAACGGCATCTCGATGCGTATTGTTCGCCAGTACGACATCAACAATGACCGTATGCCTTGCCGTATCGAC